AGAAGTCTGGGAACATACAAGACCCAGAAAGAAGCTCAGGAACGGCTCAATCAGGTTGAAATGTTCAAGAATATGAAATCTGCTAAAAATAATTCTGGATTTCCACCAAAAATCAAAAAAAAGACTTGACAAGATTTATAGCTTGATTATTTTGTAATCAGGATGGAAATGATAAAGTTTAGACTTTCTAAAGACAAAATGAGACCAAAAGGTATTAAAATGGTATCCTGTGCGTATCAAGGGGCAATTCTATGAAAGTGTCGCAATTGAAATTAAATAAAAAAAATCCCCGTAAGATATCTCCAGACCAAATGGAGAAATTAAAATCCTCCAATCGAATCATTTCCTGAGATGATGAAGATTAACAACATAAAAACCACATACGCCGTTATAGGCTCACGAAGTGTAAACGCTAACATTGACCATATACTTTCTGAAAGAATATCCAAGCACGATACAATCATATCTGGTGGGGCTATCGGGATTGACACAATGGCAGCTGAATGGGCAAACGCCAATGGAATTAGCACAATCGTAATAAAGCCTAATTATGCTGTATATGGCAAAAAAGCACCTCTGATAAGAAATAAGGAAATCGCATTGGCATGTGATACCATGATAGCCATTTGGGACGGCAAAAGCAAAGGCACGCTAAACGCAATCAACCACGCAAAAAAAGCAGGAAAGCATGTTGAAATCATTAGAGTCTAATTCATTAGGGACTATCTATTACATAATCACCTATGTAGGCTCAATTATGGGCATGAAAGGAAAAACATCTAAAGAATCTCGTGACTTGGTGACATTCAAAAGAGCAAATAAGCCATCCAATATGATCCCAGACATAATAAAAATGGCCATAAATGAGATAGATGCAAAGGCAGATATATGTGTGATACCATCGTCCAAGCCAAAACTTAACAACCTGCAAAAAGCATTACAAAACACATCGATAGTTAAGCTAATAGAAACGGAACCCAGAAAGCAAAATCACGCAGCGAATATTCCAAATAATTTCAAAGAAACAATAGAAGTTAATCACACTAAAAAATCCAATACACTAATCATTGTCGATGACATAATAACATCAGGAAAAACAATGGCCTATTTCGTCGATCTTATGAGTGTGTTCAAGTATGATAAAATACACGTTTTCGCCTATGGAATAACCGATACATTCATTAAACGATATGACAAAACTAAAAGTGTATCTATGTTTGAGCCATGCGAAATCTTTCAATCTAACATTCCCGACATAGGCCTAATGATCCCAACGCTCCATTTTGATGAGGCAGATAATGGAGGCGATGAATGAAGACAAGCAAGCTTAAGTTCAATCCCAATAATCCTCGCAAATGTAGCAAAGACAAGCTGGAAAAACTTATGCGCTCAATCGAATCATTTCCTGAGATGATGAAATTGCGCCCAATAGTTTACGATCCCGAGACCATGCACGTATTAGGTGGCAACCAGCGGCTCGCAGCCATTAGAAAGCTCGGCATGAAGGAAATACCTGATGAATGGGCTATCGCTGCTACCGATCTCACCCCTGAACAGCAAAAGGAATTTGTTCTGCGAGATAATGTGCAGCTCGGGGAGTGGGACTTTGAGGTGCTGTCTGCTGAGTTTGACGAATTTGATCTTGAAGAGATGGGAATGGATATGCCGGATATAGAGGAAACTGTACCAGATACAGAAAAAGATGATGATAATCCATACACAAAGCTTGTGGCCACTCCGATATATGAAATCACAGGCGAAAAGCCTGCCATATCTGATTTATACGATACCGACAAATACAAATCCCTCATTAGCGAAATAGAAAAAGCCAATATCCCACAAGCAGAAAAGGACTTTTTATCCATTGCAGCTCAAAGGCATATTGTTTTTAGATACGACAAAATAGCAGAATTCTATGCGCACTCCACACCAGAAACACAGCAACTAATGGAAAACTCAGCTCTTGTAATTATTGACTTCCAAAAAGCAATAGAGCTTGGCTATGTGAAGCTTGCCAAAGACATCGCTGCACAATATGGGGAAACATATCCAGATGAAGATGCCCGATAACTTTGCTATATTCATATTGACGCACGGCCGAGCAGATAACCAAATCACGCTGAGAACGCTCCAGAAAGCGCAATATGATGGCAAGCTATACTTTCTTATTGACAATGAAGATAAGCAGCAGGAACGATATAAAGAGCTTTATGGCGATAGTGTAATTGTCTTTGATAAAGCAGCAATGGAAGGCACATTTGATATTATGGACAATTTCAATGGCAGGAATGTTGTTGTGTTTGCCAGAAATGCGCTAAATGATATAGCCAAAAGCCTTGGTATTAAATACTATATGGTGCTTGATGACGATTATCAAAGGTTTGAATTTATTATATACGATGCCAAAAAGATTATTCAGAGAAGGCACAATATATCTGGCATAAACAATGTATTGTCCGCGATGTTAGAATACTTCATATCTACTCCATTTACATGCATAGCTATGTGTCAAGGTGGGGATCTCATTGGTGGAACATCTTCATCTGTATGGACACAGCATAAGCGAAAAGTAATGAACTCGTTTTTATGCGACACAGATAGGCCGTTTCAATTTGTGGGCAGGATAAACGAGGACACAAACACCTATGTTGAACTTGGAGCAAAAGGGCACTTGTTCGCAACAATTCCTGAGCTTGTTTTACACCAAAGAGAAACACAGGGGAACCCTGGCGGGCTTACCGAGTTTTACCTTGAAACTGGCACTTATTACAAGTCTTTCTATACTGTGATGTTACATCCTTCATCTGTGCATTGTTCACTTATGGGGCAGACAAATCAACGGCTGCATCACAGCATAAAGTGGAAACATACTGTGCCAATGATAATTAGAGAATGTCACAAGAAGGCAGAGAATGGCAGTTAAAGCTAAAAAGCCAACAGGCCGGCCTCGCATCGAGCTGGACCCTAAGCAAGCCAAGATTTTCGGCTATTTCCGTGCCACATACGACACAATGGCTGAGCAGATCGGCTGCCACGTAGATACAATCCGAGCTGCTATGCAAGACGAAGATTCTGAGTTTTCCAAGGCATATAAAAACGGATTTTCGTCAATGAAAATGAAACTGTCCGAAGCGCAAGTCAAAACGGCAATCGATGAGCATAATCCCACACTTTTAGTTTGGCTTGGCAAGCAGTATCTTGGGCAGAAAGATATCCCTG